CCTTTCTCAAATAAAATTAAGTTTGTTATTTCTCTTAAATTATTAACCTCAATAAATTTCTTAGTGTCATATAATTCTATTTGCATCCATAAATCACCTCTTCCATTATAATATCATTATTTTCTATTGTTATATTAATACATTTAGTATCTCTCATAACATTGAAAATAAAATAATCTTTATATTTAAAACTACATCTATTATTAATTTTATTAATAAATATATTAAAAAATGTATCTCTTTCTTTTTTTGTTTTAAATGAAATATAAATATTTAACTTTGTTGATTCTTCTTGACAGTCAATATCTATTATACTCTTTAAATTGATATTATCTATAATAGAATAAAAATATTTAAATTTTTCATAGTGTCTATTAATAATATTTTCAAATAATGAACAATCAGCCAACTCACTACGAGTAAGCTGATTGAATACAGAAATAATATCATTTAGCATAGGTTTGTTAAACCCCTTTCACACAAACTGTATCAACAGGATGGGGTTATTTTTTTAAGAAAGATTTTTGAAATTGTTGTTGTTTTATTTTAGCCGATTCTATTTCTCTATCCTTCTCAATTTCTTCTCTTTCTTTTTTTAATCTTTCAACTCTTGTGTCTCTTAATAAAAGAGCCTCTTTATATGACATACCATATTTAATATAATCAATATCAAGTTGCCCTTTAAATAATTCTAACATCTCATCAAGAAACACATAGAATTGTTCTATTCGATTTTGGTAGTCATTGCCTGCTGATACTTGAGAAAAAGGATTTCCTCCAATTCCATATTAACTGTATTGTTATGATGTTTACAATTTGGACAAGTAATATTCATTAAACCGAATTCAAATCCATCCATAAGTATATCGGCTTGTTTACTTAATATTAAAATATCTGTATCACTTAAAGAATAAATTATTTTAGTTATATCCGTAACAGAATCGAATTCAAAGTATTCATCTAGTTCTTTTTCATCAGGAATATAAACTTTATTAACAACTGATGATAATACAGATGCTTGATTGTACTTGCTATCTTTATTATCAGATAATTCTTTAATAGATTTATTAATATAATCGTATACTGATTGAATATACATTTCAACAATAAATCCACTATCCGGTAATCTAATAGCTTTGACTTGAGAAAAAGAACTATTTTTATGCTTAAATTTAGCTGTTTCTAAACTAACCGAAGCATCTATAATAGAACCAACTTCTTGCTTAAGTTTATCACTCATCTTTTCAGCTCTAATTAGAGATTTAATTGAATATTTATGTTCAAAATCTTTACCACATTTTTCACATTTTAATGGAATTGTATCATCATTAGGATATGTTGCACAAAGAATACCATAAATATACATATTGTAATCTAGTGCAGCTGATTTAATTAGAAAATCCTCATATGTTAATATACCAATACTGGTTGACTCAATTTTACTATGAATTAATGACCATTTTGTTTGGGCATCTATAAGTGGATTCTTAGTATCTGCCATTATAGACATTAATTCATATGCAGAACACCCTTTCATCATAGCAGTATAACCAGAATTTACTGCAACAATAGGTGTCGTATGAATATTAACAAACTTTTTAAGAATAGTGTCAACTTTACCTTTTTTCTTTTTAGTTTTAAGGACTTGCAGATTGATAGTTTCTACTTCCTCTAATTTAATTTTTTTCACTTTTTCTAATTTTTCTCTTTCTTCATTGGTAAAATTAATAATAGTACCCATACCAGTTTTATCAATAACAACAACAGCTTCAGAATAAACTCTATCAAATTCATCTTTAGTCATTTTTTCATCAGCTGCATCTTTTTCATCATCATCATCATCTTGTTTAGATTTAATTTCTTCAACTTTTTCTTTAACAACACTAATAGTTTCATCAAAATCTTTCATATATTCATCTAAACTATTCATAGTTTCTTTTGATAAACCAGGTTGTTCTCTCATTGTGGTTGGTTTCTCTTGTTCTGATTTTTCTATTATAATACCTAAACCCTCATATTTACTTTCTGTTTGAACATCAGATAAATTAATAGAATCTTTGGGTAAAGTAGGTCCCAATTCTTCAGAGCATATCTTATTCATCCAATTGTTTCCAATAACTGGAGTTAATTCATTATCATTAATTTCTTCTTTTAAAGTATTTAACTCACTTTCTTTAATAATTGCCTGTAAATCAATGCCTTGATCAAATTTAATATCACTCATTACTAGAACACCATCCTTTTAAATATTAGTTATACTTTCTTCAATAGAATAATTGAAGAGTATATCCCCAGAATTGTTTTTAGTAAAACCAAGTAAAATTGTAGTGTTATCTGTTAATACTGGGATAGCAACCATTAAAATTCCTTGTCCTTTATATTCAGCGACAAATACTTTTACTTCACCCATATTCAGATATGGTATTAAAGCTGGGCATTGTCTATATATATTTTCTTTAAGACCATCAATATTAACTTGATCATCAATACTATATAAATATTGGTGTATATTGATTCCTATATGTGGTAAACTAGGTATATTACCAGGTCTCATAAAAAATAAATTAACTATAATTTGAGCAATAGATTGATTACTATTAAGAACTTTTTGTTTTTGAAAATTATCAACTCCAAAATCGATTTCTTTTTTAAAGTTTTCCATAATATATTATACAACACCACCTTAAAATAATAAACAAATATTACTAAAATGTATTATAAGTAAATTAATAATATACATAAAACAATAATTTAGAATATATTTAAGGGGGTTAAATTAATATGAATATTGATTTAATAAAATTATTAGGTGTAATATCTATTACTTATTTTACTATTTTCTGTTTTTTAATTAGTATAATTAATCATATAAAAAATAAGAAAAATACTCCTACTACAAATAATATTCAAGACTTAGATATTTTAATGGGTATTATAGAAGATACTATAAAAAGAGTATTTTTAGAAAAATACAAATTGGAATATGAATTAAAAGATATAAGAATGATCTATGATTTTGAAAAAGATTTAAGTGAATTAGTTCATAAGGTTGTAATGTCATTTAATAAGCCCTTCATGAAAAGTTTAGAATACTATTATACTGAAACATATATAATAGGTTATATAACTAAAACAATTGAGATGATGTTAATGGAATTCATAAAGGAAAAAAAATTAAAAATCAGGTAGATAAAATATCTACCTGATTTTTTTTATTTATTTATATTTTGCACATATAAAAAACATTTACATAATAGCTTAAAAGAAAGGATGTGTTTTAATTTGATTAAGTGTAATATATGTGAAGATAAATTTAATCATATTGAAGATTTATACGAACACCTTGAACAAGAACATGAGGGTATGATTCCTAAAACTTTTACTCCAGCACAATATTTTTATTTTGTAAAAACGGGTAAAGATAAAGGAAGATGTATTATATGTAAAAGACCCACTAAATGGAATGAAACTACTAATAAATATTTAAGATTTTGTGAAAGACCTGAATGTAAAGATAGATATAGAGAAATATTTAAACAAAGGATGATTGGTAAATATGGTAAGATACATTTATTAAGTAGTCCTGAACAACAAAAGAAAATGTTAGCTAATAGAAAAATATCAGGTGAGTATGAATGGTCTGATGGTAATAAAAAAACATATACTGGTTCATATGAATTAGATTTATTAAAATTTTTAGATATATTTTTACAATTTGATTCAGATGATGTAATGACACCATCACCTCATGTTTATTATTATGTATATGAAGGTGAAGAAAAGTTTTATATTCCTGATGTATTTATAGTTTCTTTAGCATTAGAGATAGAAGTCAAACAAGGTGGGGAAAATCCTAATAACCATCATAAAATCATAGCAGTTGATAAAGTAAAAGAAAAATTAAAAGACAGAGTATTAATGAGTCAAACAACTTTTAGTTATATCAAAGTTATTGATAAAAAATATGATTCTATATTTGAATTTTTAAAACAAGCTAAAGATAGATATATTGAATCTAATGGTGAAGATAACAGACCTATATTTGTTTTAATGGAATCTTATAATGAAATTATTAATACTGATATTATAATGGAAGCTGAATATCAACGTGCATTAAGAATATTAGGAGATAATAAAGATAAAGAAAAATTAGGACCAAGGGAGTTTTATAATAAAGTATCTTTTAGATACATTTATAAAGTTGGTAATAGAAATGCTGGATTTATTGAAGTAAAGGTTAAAAGAGAATATGCTTTCTTTAATATATTTATTAAAGAAGAGTTTCGTGGAAAAGGTATTTCTCATGTTTTAATGAATGAGGGTATTCAATTCTGTCATCGTTCTAAAAGAGATATAACATCAATTGTTTTAAATATAAAAAAAACTAATAATATATCTATCAAATTAGCTAAAAAATATGGGTTTAAAGAACAAAAAAGCGACATGGTTAATAAAACACATATAAGGTTTATTAGATCTCTTGATGAATTTATTAAAGAATCTTTTATAGAAGAGAATAAAGATGAAAAAGCTATTGACCTTAGTTATGATATACGACCAGATTCTAATTATGATTCTGAACAATTAAAAATAGGGATAAAAATTGAACAGGAACACACTAAAAATTTAGATAAAGCTAGAATGATAGCTAAAGATCATTTAGATGAAATACCCGATTATTATACTAGATTAGTTAAAATGGAGGAAGAAGCTAAAAAGAAATGGGATATACCTTGTAACGAAGGTTTTTTTAATGCCAATGAATTAAAAAATACTAAAATTAAAATACCAGTTATAACTTTTCCAAAGAACGAATGGGTTAGTATAAAAAAAAGACTTAATTCTGGTAAAATTGTTTATACTATACGTGTATATGCCGAAAGACATAAATATTTAGAGAATAATATTTATCAAACTGAATGGGGGGCTCCTGTACAAATTATCAGTGTTATTGAAATAAAGAGTATTAATGATTATCAATTTAAAGAATATTTAAATGATAAAATGAAAAATGATATTGGTGGTGCTAGAAAATTAGAAGTTATAACTTTAAAGAAGATAGATGATTCATATATTTCTGAAACATACTATAATGTTAAGGATTCAAAAATATCTGGTAAAGGTATATTTGCAAATAAAGGTATTGATTATAATACTAAATTATTAGCTATAAAGAAAGTTAATGAAACTGGTAATCCAGATAAAGATTATGAACGAACTAAAGCTGGTCAATTTGTTAATCATTCAAATAATCCTAATTTAGTATTAGTTCAAGCTAATAGAAATGGGAAAAAAGTTTACTTTTATAAATCTAAAAATAAAATTAAAAAAGGTGAGGAATTAACTATAGATTATAGGCAATTTGATTTTGAGGGTGAAAGAGATTTTGTTAAAGAATCTTATAAATCAAATAATAATCTTTACCCAGTATTTATTTTATTAACTTACACTAATACTAATATGGCTAAAGTTATTAAGTTTGTTACTGGCGATCCATATAGTCATGTAAGTATTTCATTTGATAGTAGTTTAAATGATATGTATAGTTTTGGTAGAAAATTTAAAGATTCTGATATGACATTTATTAATGAAGATATTAAAGATGGTTTGCTTAAAGATGTTATTAAAGATACTAGTTATTCCCTTTATGTAATATTTGTTACTAAAGAACAAAGAGACTTAATGAAAAATAAACTAAATGAATTTAAAAAGAAAAAAGATAAATTAAGTTTTAGTTTTATTGGTTTATTTAATATAAGTATTGGTAAAGAAACTGATAGGGAAAATGAATATTTTTGTAGTCAATTTGTAGCTGAAATATTAAAAGCTTCTAATAATGGTATGATTGATAAACATCCTAGTTTATATAAACCATATGATTTTACTAAACAAAAAGAAACTTATTTTGTAACCAGAGGTAAGTTAGAAAACTATAATAAAGATACAGTTGATAAAAATGTATTAAAAATAATGAATAAACAAGAAAATAATATTGTTACAGAACTATATATAACTGATTTACCTAATTTTAATGGTGATGAAGATGTATATAATTTTATGAGAAATAATATTAAGAGCTCTGAATTTAATTTATTAAAAAATGATGATGAACTTCTTGAAACTCAAAATG